TCAGACCATCATTTCGCCCTTTTTAGGTGTTTTGTCACCGTTGGAGGTTCCTGAGCTTAACTGGCACTCAGGTATCGGTGTGTCCTCCCCGCCTTCTTCCAACAACCAGGACTATGGCTGCAGTGTCCTCTCGGAAAATGCGACCGGCAAATGCCGTACCGGAAACATGTTCTCGACGATAAAAGTCCTCACGGAGACCGCCGCAAGGGGGGCTTCATTTCTCACACAAGAAACTCAGCCCCGAAAACGTAGTCGCAGATCCTTAAAAATAACCGCTGATCTGCACTCTACACGGACCATTCGCGCTCGTACGGCTGCGCGTGATCGTCCTAAAGTTGGCGTTACGCCATATCCGCCACTGCGGCGAATGTTTTTCCTTATCCAAGGATTGATGTCAGAAGCATCTCCCCAGCAGCGCCCCACCGGCACTGTTAATCTACCCAAAATCCAATCAAACCAAACATTTCTAGCCCATTTATGATACCTAAACTCTATACTCTCATGATCTTTACATTCGAAAAAAGACATGACCCTTCTTAAATCCTTCTCACCCATTGCCTTTCGCACAGCCTCCTCCAAAAAGAAATTATCAATGACAGGAGTTGGCGGAGGCTCATCTGACCAGCCAACATGATGCATAGAATCGTAATCAACTGGCTCTATTGGTGCTAACACCTCCCTCTCCTCAATAGGCTTCTGTTTCATTATAACCCCAGCGGCCACAGATTTCGCACAAACATCACCCATCCAATCATCTTGATACCATGATGCCCCATTACTAATTGCCATCCGCTGATCATCCTTAGTCAGCATTTCGAAAGTACCAGCCTGCAATTCTCGTCCACCAACCTGCGTGATCTTTGGAGTCTTTAAAGCAATCGCACCATCCTTATGAGTCAGAAGAGGGCGTTCACCAAAACAAAAGATTCCGAGCCCACCAAGCGAAGTAGGAGTCTGAAGTAGACGCCGCGCTTCATCAGCCTTACAAGCTAAGTGTCCGCACAAATCGCGAACACATCCAACTATAGTTTTTGACAATGTTGCTCCTCTCCCATGAATCAAACTCCACTTTGATGCTATAGCAGAAGACACCACTTTACCTCCCGACCAAGCATTAGCATACAAAATAGAAGGAAGGGCCCGCCAATAATACCCAAAACGTGACGTCGGCGTTAAGACCAACCTCAAATACTCCATCCTAGTCATATCTAAGAAGAATTTACTAGGATTGACAGGAAGTACTTGCTTATAGGCTGTCACTAGATTAAGAGCCCTAGACCACGATTGAACCCAAAGAAGAAGATCGTCTCCCTGAAGTGATGGAGTCCCACGCGACATCGAATCTATATTAAAACCTAACTTCTCACAAATACCATACATCTCAGCCGCATTAATTACTGAATCTATTAGAGCCGTCCAGTTCCACCCCAATAGCACACCCCGCCGATGAGGAAGTGACTTAGATTTTGAACCGAGCTGAGCATGAATAATGCCTCTAGAAAAACGACCCTTCAAGCATGCTGCTACACGCTGCGCAAATACATTATCACCGGCCCCACGATCAGCCAATTCATCTACAACTTTCTGTAACACACGCATCGAAGGAACATGATCAAACGTTGACTGATCAAT